CAACATGTCAAAATGGTTATATCTCATATGGCTTTACCTACTATAAAATTTTCGTGAATAATTTATCTGTATGTTTGTAACCTAAGTATTCAAACAATCTACTGTTATCTAAATGAATCTTTGTATGGACAATGATTCTGTTAATGCCACGCTCTTTTAAAACCTTTTCAGCGTATTGAAACAACTTAATGCCAACTCTTCCCTTACGATACTCTTTTTTGATAAAGTAAACATCTTCATAAGCAGTCTTGCAGTCTTTATAGTGCACATGTGGCTGGATAAAAAATGCAATATAACCAATGAGTTCGCCATCATTTCTACAGGTAATTGTACGAAGCATACCAGAATTTGCCATATTCTTGTACGCATCCCAATCAGGATTTAATGGAAACTCTTTTGTAACGCAAAGCTCATCATAATGCAGTGGAAGAACCTGCATAAATTCTTCAATGAAGTCTATACCATTAACGTCTTCGTAAATGATCATGCTGGCAAGTATTTATATGCTTTAGTGTCTGCTGCAAATTTATCTTTTCCCATTGTTTTTTTACGGGCATTTTGCACACGGTCCATCATAGCGTATAGTCTTTTTGCGCCAGCATCAGTTGATCCATTTCCTAGTTCAGATACTATTCTGGATGGCACGACAAATTCCCCTGTCGCCAAACGTGCTGGTTGATGATGACCAATAGATGCTGGAATAGAATCACTTACACCATCACCTGGACCTTTAAGTAAACGACCACCATCTGAGTATGAACCCAATGTACCAATACCACCCATTGACATATTCATTAAGCCACCTTCTTTAGCAGCAGCTGGTTGTTGTGCTTGTTGTGCAATTTGTTGTTGTGATACTAATGCTGGATCTGTAGGGATTGCACCTAATGCACCTGCACTTGACATTGAGGTTTTGCCTGGGACAAATGCAGCAGTACGTAAATCATTCATCATACCAACTGCACGTTGATATGGATCAGCCGCTTTATATTTTTCTTCTCCATAAGCTACTGTGCCTGGATCAGTATGGAATGCAGCATGATAATTAGACATCTCATGTTTTGATGGACTAATCATTTCAAGACCTTTTTGCATCTCTTGTTCTGCATCAATAATCTTTTTAATCTTAGTGCTATCACTTACCTCTTCACCATCTGCATACGTTTTAACATCCATCAAACCACCACCAGCAGCAGCTATAGGGTTATATGGATTTTGTACGTAATTAGGATATTGTGCATGGTAATAAGGCTGTGGTGATGCTGGAACAGTAGGGCCTGACCATTGTGGGTTAATCTTTAATCCCATTGGATTTGTATTTTGACTAGTAGTTGCAGATGGAATGCCAGGTTGAATTGCTTTCATTGCGGCACCAAGAATAGGACTGACCACGCCAAAGGTTGACCAAGGATTAGCTTTAGCAAAGTTCCATGCATTACCTAATGATTGACCAACACCTGTACCTGCGGGGTTAGAAATTCCACTCCATACAGCACCTAAACCTTGAGCATTTGATGCTAATGATGCATTAGCTTGACCTGCTGCACGAATAACATTATTAATGGTTGTTTGATCACCAGCTGCAGATGCAATTTGATTTTGTATATTAGCAAGTTGATCAGATGATAAGTTTGGAAATTGTTGTGGTGTTACAATGCTTTGGGCTGCATTAGTAAAACTAGAACCAGTAGGAGCAATATTGGTTGCAGCCATATTAGGAGCAATCGCTTGACCTGTAGCATCTGTAATAGCTGCTGGAGCTGCTTGTTGTGCTGCCGCTTGCTGTGCTTGTTGGAATGCAGCATCTGCCGTATTGCCACCAGTTTGCAATAAACTTTGTTGACCAGCTGTAGATAAAGCATTGCCAAAACCTGCACCACTCCATGCGCCTAAACCAGCCATTAAGCCTTGACCCAAACTTCCCGTGACTGCAGCATCAGCTAATCCCACACCGCCAGCAATTAACATTGGGTCAATACCAGTCATTGCACCTAATGCTGCACCAGCAACAGTAGGAAGTAATGAGCTTAAGAAGCCAGCTTCAGGTAAGCCAGTATGAGGGTTGATCGTTAATGAGCCGCCTTTAGCTTCAGCAAGCTTTTGCAGTGAAGCAAGCTCACCAGTAGTCATATGGACTAGATGGGTATCATCACCACGACCGTGGGCTTGTAAATGTTGTGCTGCTAGTTGTAGGCTCATAATTCCACCAATTTGTCAATGTGTTACATTTTAAAGGGTTTTACACAATAGTGCCACTAGAATTTACCCAATGTGTACCATTATACCAAATTGGTATTCCAAGCGTGGTATCAAAGTAAATAGTGCCTATAGGTAAATCAAAGGTTGGTCTGTTTGCTGTAGTGCCAAAAGATGGCTTAGCTACATTCTGTGTAAAATTATCTATCTGATTAAAATACAAACGTAAAGCATTGGTAAGTTGTATTTCATACTCAATAGAATACTCTGTTTGCGCTGTTGGTAAGTTAGGCGCAATAGTTGGCTTGACGGTGTAATTAATTGAACTCATCGTCTGCCTGCTGGTTTCAGATCAATACGTGGTGTACCTAATTGCCATGCTACGCCAAGATCTGTAGATTTAATCTGAAAAGCCATTTGGCGTCCACGAAGCCTTGTATATACCTGACCTGTATATTGTTCAATGGTATATTCAGAAGCTGTCTGATAGTTATTTGCACTTGTTACCGTATCAATATCTGATGGCACATATGGAGAACCTGAGTTCTGACGTCCATACAATGTCATGGTGATTGATGGTGCATTTACTGTAGAGCCGTTGAAATTGATGTCAGGCAACATACGCCATACGAATCCCAAGTGGTCCCCAGCTTCAATACCAAAGTCTGAAGATTGTATATATGACACAATAGGTTGCGGTGAAGCTGTTGATACATCATCTGTCCCTACCTCATGATAAAGTAAACGATTGTTGTAATCTGCTGCTACAGGGCTTGGGTTAATACCATATTGTAACCATGCTGTTCTAGCCATTGTTCCATATGACCATACTTTGTCTAAGTAATTATAAATCACATACTTATCAATAGTATTATTAACACTTTCATTGCTGACATAGAACCACCAAACTTCATTAAATGCTTCATTAGCTCCTGCAAATATTTGGAATGCTTGGGTTAAATTAATGTCATCAAAGATGTATTGGCGTAAAGCACATGGCAATGTTTGTACAGTACCAGAATACGTATAGAACTTACCCTTACCAATCCAATAAGTAACGTTAGCAACTGTTACTGCAGAGTTTGGTGAAAGTATAGAGATATTATCCATCAATACTTGGAAGCTGAATACATACGGATATCCAATGTATTGCATTGAATATAAACAAGAATCTGTCCATATCAAGTTTTCTTGTCTAGTAGCCATTGAGGTCATAATGTATGAGCCATTAGTCAAAGCAAACTCACCTGACTGATTTGTCACCGCAGGAACCCATTGTGTTGGATTTGCTTGATCAGACCAACGTACCAACATAGGATTAAATGTGGCGGAGTATGTACCACCATTGTAAGAATTAGATCCCATCGCAATAATAAATTGTTGAATGGATGAGGTTAATACTTGGAATGTTTGTGTTGGTACAAACGTAGGATTGTTGCCTGCTGGTGTAGCAAGTGATGCCAAAGATACGGCTCTTGTACTGACCGTATTAGCATCTTGCCAATAATAAATAGGACCGCCACGTGGTGCAATCACCAAGTCGGCACCATAGTTATCTTGTGTCCACAAACGTAATTGTTGTGTTAAACCTACAGATGAAGCAGCGCCCCAACCACGAGCGCCATTTTGTGGATAAACAATTATATTAGATCCGCCACCAGCTGATACCGTAGAAGTTGCAGTGCCTTGTGTAGTAACTGTATATGTATTAGTTCCTGTCACAGTCACTGTAAAGTTAGTATTAATATCTGATGCTGGAATACCACCAATGTCAGAAGAACCTGAAATATATACCCAGTTGCCTGTTGTTAAACCATGTGCCGTTTGCGTAACAGTAATCACTAAACTACCATTAGTGGTTGCTAATGGATTAACACCAAGACTAACTGGAACGGTGTATGACCAAGGACCAGCACCCCAGCCTAGACCTGTTGTTGCAACATCTAAGCCAGTAGGATATTCAAATTGGAATGTAACAGTACCACCGCCAGTTGCTGTAGAAGATGCTGGGTTAGTGGCATTCACAGTAAATGTAGTAGATGTTGGAACAGTAGTAATAATATACTCACCATTGATACTCAATCCACCTACGTTAGCAGTAGATGTAATAACAATATAATCACCAACATTAGGCGTATAGTTTGGATCTGTTAATGTAATAACTCTAGAGCCAGACTGTGTTGCAATTGGGTTAGCCCCTAATGTATTTGGTGGAGATAATGCTGTCCCATCCTTACGATAGATTGGCGTAATGTCATTATATGTACCAGCATAGTAAATGTAGTATTTAATATTAGTGCCTAATGCAATATAAGCAGTTACACCATCGGCATCAACCCATGTCCACAAAGAACGTGCATGACCAAGATATTGAGCAGAAGATACTTGTATCCAGCCACCAATCTTTTCTGGTTGTCCAGAACGAAAGCGTACCTTATCCGCATCATACCAACCACCTTCATTAGAATAGTTGGTGCCTTCACGGTTAAGACCAGCACGATATACAAGTTTTTGTAATGCCATTATTGAATACTTTCCTGTTCACGAACCCACTTTTGTAGCAAGAGTAACTGCATGGTTGTATCAGCACAATCTACGGGCGTAACTCCTTCGGCACTAGATTGATCGCTTTCGGCTGTTCCATTAGATTGGCTGGCGGTGTTGGATACGCTGGACACTTTACAACTGGCGCTATTGTTGGGCTGCACCCACTTAATAGGATGATCATGGTAAAACTGATTAAGCTTATCAATCGCATTTGTGTACTCCTTGGCTACCTTATCCGTCACAATTTGTTGTTGTTTAACTACTTCTGCATTATGCGCTTCTGCAACAGCTTGTGCAGCTTTATATCTTTCCTCTATTGCTACCAACGCAGCCTTCTCATGTTCATAGCCTTTGTAATAGCCGAACAAAAATAAGAACGCAGCAATTCCAGCAATTGCAAACTGTTTCCAATATGTCTTAATAAATTCAATTACTATCGGCAATTGGAGTATCCTTTTTGAATTTAGCACCTACACCAGCAGAACCCATCAATGCACCTAAGCCCGTTCCAAAGCCCATAAAATCAAAAGTATGGTTAAGTACAATGTGAGTAATACCCAAAGCGATAAACGCAAATGTTCCGACTGCAGCCATTATTTTAATAATGCAATAAGTTTCATTATCTGGCTCCGTTAAGATGTCATGTATAAATTTAGGCACCATCATATTGTTTTGCCTGCTTGGAAATCTGCTAATGTCAAGCCATTAGTATACTGTAAGTGCAGCTTTTCTTTGAATGTTTTCCAACGTCCAGCCCATTCAAGTCCTATATTTTCGCCAATCTCACCACACTTAGTAATAAGTTCATCGTTATCCCATACAGGCTTACCATTAACAACAGGCACAAAATCAAAAGCTACTTTCCAGTTATGGAATGACTGACCTGCCTTAGCGTTAGTAACCTTCTTGCCTGGTGCAGTACGGCCTTGTGCGTATAAAGCATTCTGAGATTCCGTATCACGATAGGTAGAAGTAATAATAATATCAATATTTTGTTTCTTGCAGCTGTTAATAAACTCACTGCAAAGTGCAGCGACTTTAGGATTTAAATCAGATAAACTTCTTGAATTAACCATTCAAACTCCTTAAACCGCAGGCGATAAAGTAAATGTGCCTGTTGTGTTTACTAAAGTATTACTTGTATTGTTTGTTGCTAAACCAGGAGATATGCCTGAGCTACCATAATTATAGTTAAGACCTGGATAGCCTGGACGACCACCAATACCATCGCCATCAAAACGATTACCCCAACCACCTGATGCACCGCCACCAGAAGCTAATATACCGCCTGATATATTATTGGCAATTACTGCAGGATGTGAACCTGTTTCTTCAATTAAATATCCACCATTAGAACCTGCTGGAGCACCTGCATTATTACCTGCCATACCTGACGCACCGCCACCACCACCTGTAAATAATCCTGTGGCACTATTATTAATAGTTAAATAAACATTAGATGCTAGATACAAAGCTGACCCACCTGCTGTACCAGCCCCTGCATTAGGAGAAGTACCGCCTGAGAAATAGTTATATCCTGGATTAGAACCACCAGCGCCTGGGCCTATTGGATACCCTGTACCGTAAACGTTATTAGTCCATGTAATAGGTGTTACAGAAGTTGGATTACCTGGATAACCTGTAGACCCGCCATTAGTTGTGTTATATCCTGTAGCACCACCACTACCTACAACTGTGCCATTATTATTAATTGTTATTTGTGATGTTGCTGCAATGCCATTAATTACAAATGCTGCTGAAGTGCCTGTACCTGTACCTGAAACTGTTACACCAGAATTTATGGTGATGTTAGCCTTAATAGGCGTTACCCCATTCCAACCAGCAGCTGTAGCAGCTGTAGCTAAATTATAGCTAGTTGTATTAGACGAAATAGTAGAAACAAAATTAAAGAATGGTTTGTTAGTAAACCCAAATCCTTTAGCCGACAATGTTCCTGATGTAATATTTAATGGCATTATTCAACCCTATTTAAATTGTGATTGTGATGCTAATACCGTAAATGTCGCACTTGCTGTTTTAATGATTGAATATGTATATGTATCAATACTATTAATATCACCTAAGGTAGGTGCTGCACCCCCTTGCCATTTAGGAGATACTGCATTACCGTCAATGGTTAATGCATTGTTGTAATAAGCTGTTGAACCTTGTGTTACTAAAAACGTAATTGTACGTGTCTCGCCTACACCCATGACTGAATTAAGTGTTGTACCGCTGTTGCCACGAATATTTAAAGTCCAGTTACCTGATGCATTAGTTGTATAGTAAAGCACTGATTGAGTTAATACATCGTAGTTTACTGTGCCTGTTGCTGCTGTGGCTAATACGGTTGTTACTTCGCCTAATGTGGTAACTACGTTGTTTGTAATTGTACCGCCAGTAATAGCTACTGCATTCGCATTCTGAGTTGACATCGTACCTAACGAACCTGTAGCAGTTGTCACCGCAGTTGTCACATAAGCTGTTGTTGCAATCTTAGTTGAGTTATCACTTGAAGATTGTGTAGTCCCCGTAACAGTTGAAGCTAATGTCCCTGCAATAGTGCCTGAGAATGTTGCATTTCCTGTTACACCCAATGTTCCGCTTAATGTTGTATTTCCTGTTACGCCTAAAGTTCCACCAACGGTTGCATTACTACTAGCAGTTAAAGTGCTGCTTGCTGAAAGTGTTGTAAATGCACCTGTAGAAGGTGTAGTAGCACCAATAGTCGTGCCATTAATAGTACCGCCAGTAATGGATACGTTAGATGATACATAGTTAGATGCACTATAGTAATTGGTACCATCACAATAAATAATATACGTAGAACCATTTGGAATTGTAATGGTAGATCCAGAGCCAGTTGTCATTGTAACGCCAAAGCCACCAGACGTATTATTGAAAATAATATAGATCTTATTAACTGCTGGTGTAGTTACAGTACATGTGGCTGATGGTGTTCCAGTAAAAATAATCGCAGCATTACGTGCTTGATCTGAAATACCATTTAATGAAGTCAGTGTATAAGATGAGCCAGATAAGGAGATGGTTTGGACACCAGTAATTGCCTGTTCAACAATTGTGCCTAGATTGGCATTAGTTGTACTTCCCCATACGCCAGACTGTTCGCCTGTGCCGATGAGTTGTATACGTAATGAGGTAGAATAGGTGGATGCCATGTTAAATCCTTATTGGGAATCGTCCACAGGAATCCAGCCCTGTGGTTCGGTGTTGTCAATTATACTCCAATTTGGAGCTTGTGTATTACTGATAGAGTTCCAAGTACCTGATTGATTATTACTTATTGCCGCCCAAGTCACTGTTTGATTATCATTGATATTAGTCCATGTGCCGTTTTGCGTATCATCAACTTTAATCCATCCATGAGGGAAATGGACATCAAGCATTGTAAATGACTCAATGATTGCTGCTTTAAACTGCGCTGTAACTGAAGGTGCATCTGCTAAATTAACGTTCTCTGAGATAGACGCTAAGAATGCACCCGTAATTGTTGCTGAATCAGCCGCATTAAAGTTCTCTGTAATTGAGATAAAGTACACTGATATGATAGTTTCTACATCAGCTAATGTCATGTTCTCTGATACTGACCCAGCAAAGTTAGCTAGGATACTAATCGCATCTGCACTTGTAATAGGCTCTGTCAGTGATACGTTGAAGCCAGCTTTGATTGTTGGTGTATCTGCTACTGTGATTGGTTCTGTAATGCTTGCTTGGAACTGAGCAGCAATCGCAATGACATCAGCCATCGTAAAGTTTTCAGTGATTGACTGTAGCGCAGCAAAATATGCAACTGGTGTGTCAGCCATAGTGATTGGCTCTGTTCTGCTTTGAACAAAGCCTGCTGTGATTGTCTCAGTATCGCCTGAAGTAAATGGCTCAGTAATGCTTTCTAGGAATGCGCTTAGTTGTGTGCTTGAGTCACCTACCCCAAAGTTCTCATTGATGCTGAAAATTAAAATAGTCCCTGCTTCAGAGTTATTATCAGTTACTCCAATGTTTTCTGTGATGGTTTGCCCAAAAGACCAAGTTTGCGAGTTAGTATCTGCTACTCCAATGTTTTCGGTAAGCGTAGCAAGATAAGCCGTTGAAGCAAGGCTGGCAAAAGGTACTTGAGCGAAAGCCGATATACCGAACATTAGTCAGCAGCCTCTGGCTCATTGCCTTCGTCAAGCCATGCTAGATATGCTTGGTAGTCTGTGTTAGCTTCATCCATAGGAATAAAAGCATTATCTGATAATCTTTTAATGCAAATTGTATTTTTATATTCATTTATTAATTGATACATTTTATAACTCCGCAGATGCTTGGATATTTGAAGATGTATTTACAGCTACTTGTCCTAATAAATAAACATTGGCTGTTGCGCCAAAAGTAACTTGAAAACTATCTCCATCGCTAGAATTATATGAATTTAAAGCTAAAGATTCTGTTCTTACTCCAGAAAAATCAATAGTACAATTTGCTAAAAGAGATACTGTTGGAGCAGTTCTCATTGTAGTTTTGCAACTACCAGACATTCTTGCGTAATTTGAATTAAATACTCCACCGACTAAATATCCAAAACCTTTTTGATAATACCTCTGACACAAAGCTAACTCTGTACCATAAGGTCTATAGTCAAATGATGTAGCTGTAGAGCCTTTTTCTAGTTGAACGCCTGTGATGTAGAAGGTAGCACCATTAGTAGCAGCCATGTTTACTGTGCCTGAAGGCGCAAATACTGTTTGAGCAGCCCATGTGCCAGCAGTTCCACCAACATAAGTAGAGCCTGTGCCAAGATTAAAATACAGCATTAAACTTGCGCTAGTTCCAGTCAACCACGTTCCAGCAGTTGGACCACTAAAAGTTACAGTTTTTTGTTCCCAAGTATTTGCAGCAGAAATAGTAAACGTAAATGGGCAAGAATAAGAAATAGCACTATTGTTTATAGTTCCACCAAACGCTCCTGTTAAAGAACTGCGTACCCAAAAAGAAACAGTAAATGATGATGCACCTGCTGCCCCAATACCAAAGTCAGATGTATTATTAGCTTCAATTGCTTGCTTTAATAACATAATATCACCAGAAGCTACTGTAGTAGCTGCAAGTGAAGTAACACCAATGTAGTTTGTAAATCCTGCTGGTGGAGTTACAGAGCCAGCATTTTGTTGAACTGAAATCTTGCTATTTTGTGTTGAAAATACGCCCCATCTATCTAATGTATAAATATAAGAAGCACCGCCATTGGCAGGAGTTACACTAGCACCAGCATTACGCTGGTCAATCACCATGCTGCCGTTAATCAGCCTGTTCTTAAAGCCAAAGCCTGTAGCTGCTGTAGTCTGAACACTAGCATCGTTAAACGTGATTTGTGAGCCTGATACTGAAATACTCATGCTAAAGCCTCAATCTTTGCTGTTAGTGCTTGTAGTTGTGCAAGTAATTCTGCTTTTGTAGGTTCTGGTGGTGTAGGTGCTACATAATTTGTGTCTGCAACTACTTTACCATCTACCCAGCGATATGCTTCATGTGGATAGCCGTCATTAGGCCACTCTACATCGTAACCAGCAATTGTCCAATCAGCAGGTACATCACCACGTTCTTGAAGTTCAACCGCATGTTCTTGTGGTGTAATTTCATCAGTTGCCATTGTAGTAATAGCTAGTGTTTGATTTGGTTGAATCCATATAATATTTGACATAAATTTTACCTAAATATTGAAACTGAAATATTTGGATTATCTACAGCACTATTATTGGTATATAAATTATATATACGAACAGCAGTAGTTGTTTGCAATGAATTGTCTAAGTTTCTACCGACAATATCACACCCTACACCAGCAGACCTTTGTCCAGAACTACCAATTACATTGTAATTTACATCAGGCATTGCATTGGTAAAATTAATTGTATAATCACCTGTACCATTTTTTGTCACTGACGTTACATTGCCACTTGCTCTTGGTGTAATTGTGCCTGTTAAAGTACCATTAAAGTTTACCCAAGCACGACACCCGTATGCTGGTGCTGATGAACCATAACCAGAGTTGAATTGAAACACCCCAGCAGATGTAATGCGAGCTTGCTCTGTTCCAGAATTTTGCCAAATATGTTGAGTAGCGTTATAGTAAGAATCAGCAAAAGCAGAACCAGCAAGATTTAATGATGTTAATAATGTATATGCGTTTGCAACATCAAATGTATATCTTGATGTTTTGCCAACATCTAATCTTGTTGCTGGAGTTAATCCAATACCAAAATCACCAGCGGATGTAATTCTTACACGTTCTGTAACTGTACCACTAGCAGTCGTATTTAACGCTAAATAGCCATTACCTGTGCTTACTTCTGCGCCTGTTACTGAAGCAGCTACTGGAGTTGTAGCATTACCGAATTGAACGGAATCAGAACTGTTAGTAGGTATTGTTTGTTTAATTGGCATTTAATTGCTCCTCTGTAGGACGAGCTAATGTAGGATGTTCCCAAGAAGCTATGTAATCACCTTTACCATCGCTATCGTTTTGCAAGCGAATAGTGCCTGTAGTTTGAAAAAAATCTTCATGGCTTAATGAAGGATAAATTGCAATTATTTTATCAAACAAATCCATTATGCAGACCTTATTAAAGCACCAGAAAATTGAGATGATGAACCACTATAAGCAGTTCCAGAGCCAACGTTTAAATATCCATATGCCTCTACATAATCGGTAGAACCATTTAAATAACAAACAACTGAACATCCAGAAAAGAAAGTTCCTCCACCTGCAACATTTATTCCTCCACCAGATGCTATTCTTGCTCCATTTTTTAATATTTGAACGCCTTGACCATTAATTGTATTTGAATATTCTTGATTTAAATTAACTTGATAATATCCAGCTACAGTTGGAGTAAATCTATAATTGGTAGTATCAAAACAACTAGCAGTATCAAATGTTTTTGTGTTGTATTGTAATTTTGTTAATGATGATGTACTAATTGTTTGATTTGAACCTAATGTTGCATAAAATGCAGGACCAGTTCCAGCTACAGGAGTAGCTAATGTTGCTTGAGTTACTGTTGCGCTTGGCAATCCACCAGCAGATAAACCACCAATAGAACCTGTACCATTAATCGTTACGCTCATTATAAAATCACCCAGTTAGAACCACTTTTATTTAACATTTTTCCACCTGCTGTTTAAAGACATTTTTAATTTAGCTTCTTCAGAATGTTTTTTTCCGTAAAATGGATTATTTTCACCAGATGCTTTTTCTGACATTTTTTGTTTTGACTTTGTTGTATGTGGTTTTTTAGAATGGCTATTTGCTTCTTTTATTTTTTCTATATTATCAATAGTATGAGTTTTACCATAAAAAGGATTTTTATCACCTTTTAAAGAATTACTAATTTTCTGTTTAGTACTATCAGAAACAACTTTTCCTAAATTTGCTTTTCTTAACTTTTGTTTTGTTTGTTCAGAAACTTCACCTTTGTCTGTTCCACCAAGTTCAATGTTATACCCATTTGGAGCTATAGAATCAAAAGTTTTAATCCAAAATTTTTCTAAATAGTTTAATAAATTTCTAGAGTTAATGCTTGAACATATTTTATCGTAAGAAAAGTTTTCTTTACCATACTTGAAGTATGCTTCAGTTATTGCCTTACCATGCCCAACTTTATTTCTATTAACTGTAGTTTGACCTACATATTCTTTAAAATTTAAATTGTTTGTAACACAATAAATATGAGCATTTATCATAAAATTACCCAATTGCTGCCTGAAGGTACAACTACGCTTACGCCACTATTCACAGTTATAGGCCCTGTTGACATAGCATTGTTACCTGTACCAATTGTATAGTTAGCAGAGATAGTTGCAGAGTTCTCTACAATACCGTTAGAAGCAATTAC